ATATGGACCCCAAAGCGCAAAGAACCTGACTATATTGAAGACCAGACGTTCTTCAACAACGGGCAGTTTACCGAGGCTGAGATGGACCTGATGAATGAGGCACTAAACGATTTGTTACAAAAAACCAATAGGGCATCTCATGAATTATATACACCTCAGGCAACCGTAGCTAGATTGCTTGACCAAATGGATGACATCGAAGAACTAATAGAAAAGCTCCAGGAGGGCAGTTGATATGGATGATTGGAAAAAGCTAAACGCTATTATAGATTACCAAAACTTCTGGAGTCCACGAAACACTGCAGAAGATGCGGAGTTAATACATTTATCGAAAACGGGTAAGTATTTCGAATTAGGCGACAACCTAGATGTGTTGATTGGTAAATCGATAGACGGTAACTATATGTACATGGTGATTGATTGGGAGAAAAATGATGGATATGGCGAATGGGCGGAAAATACTGAGAAATCGATTTCATTTAGAATTAATAGAAAAGCTCAAGGAGGGCAATAATATGTATGAAACAATAGAAGAACTAAACAAAGAAATGGATAAACTGTTGAACCAAACAGTTAAGGATCGCTGCATAAGTGGTGACTTAACTTACAACGGAACCTATGCATGGGACGGAGAAGGCGGGGGCGAATTCATCCAAGAGCTCAAAGAACTCTTACCCCCCACTATGTATCACGATTTAGGTATTTTTAGATACTTAGACGGAGGTGATGATCACAAAGAACTCTATGTTTTTGAAACAGACAAATATAAGTTTTTATGTGTCGAGTCGACCGAGGTGATCGTGTACGGCGGAGGGACTTGTTACTCGGGAAGTGTAGAACTTTATCAAAAACCCAAGGAGGGCAGTTGATATGGGCAAACATCCAGTAGTTAAAGAAAAGCGGGGCGTATTAAACCCAACGAATACTGTTTATATAAACCAACAGGACATAATTAAAGATATTATTGATATCAAAGAGTTACTCGAGGAGCGAACAGGGATGTTTATCAGCGGTCCAAATGTAATACGAGCGTGTATCAAAGCATGGTACGACCTTAACAATAATGGATAATTTAACTAGCGCTAGGAGGCGCAATGATATGGAAAAGAAAGAAATGAATAATCTACAGCGATATGTAGAATATGTTAAACCAGTGGTCGATGCGATAGAAAAGCATCACAACTACTACCACACCATTCAATATTTCAGCGTAAGTGCAGAGAATATATATGCGGAAGGCGGTTATATAGATTTCCACAATAAAGGCGATCTGACGATTGATATGGGCGATCTCAAGGGAGATATTCCTATGATCTTCGCTAGTACGGAAGAAGAGGGAGGCGGTCATTTGGTGATAGAAATAGCCCCCGAACAGCGGGAGCTACTCAGTTCAGAGGTGCTCAGCGTATTCCACGGAGACGGTTGGAACAACGATTGGAAGACGTGGTGGAACAATGAGGCTTGGGCAGACCAGAAGGTTTATTTACTCATGGATCACGGGGGTATCAGTGAAAGAGATTTTACGGGCTTTTGTCCATCTGACGAGTTTGAAGACACAGCAGATGTCAACGCAGCCTTGAAATTTATCACTCATAGGTTAGGTCTCAACTATCTGATAGATATATCCGAGATATATGACGAAGGGCTAACAGAGATTATAAACGACCTCACTAGATAACTCCATTCTCTCCGAATGGTGGACCCTCGACTGCCTCCACAGTCGGGGGTTTTTTAGTTATTGGATCTATTAGTATTGTTATCTGGTAAACTAAAAAAGTTTTTGAAAAAAGTTCTTCAAATGTACTAATATCTCTAATATACTAATAGATTCGTTCTACAACCCTCTTGTTCATTGGGTTCTTTCACTTCTCAAATCTAATAGAATTCTATTACTCTATTAGAAACTATGGTAAGATTCACTAGAGGGCATGAGAAAAGTATATAAAAGAGTTATTTTATAATACCATTGTAATAGTATTTGGAGGTTCTATGAAACAATTAACTTACACCAATTTGATGCCGGCGGAAGACAGTAGAGGCTTTGTTGATATCAACGGTAAGATTTGGCAGCCACTCAACTCTAAACAAAGGAAATTTTGTAAAGAGTACCTGAAAGGGCAGACCGCTACAGAGGCAGCAATAAAAGCGGGGTACACCAAGGATCGTAAGGGCGCTAAGACTCAGGGCAGTGTATTACTAAACCATAACCCAGTGGTACGAAACTATTTGATCGAGTTGGAAATAGCGGCTTCAGAAAGAGACGCAGTTTCCCTAGAGAACCATTTGTCCACGCTCCACGATCTACGGGAAGAGGCAAAGGACCAAGGGCAGATCTCCGCGGCTATCACAGCCGAGGTCCATCGCGGCAAGGCGGGGGGTTTGTACATCGATCGACGCGAAATACTGACCGCAAAGATCGATTTGATGTCCAAGGACGACATACTCACTCGACTCGAAGAACTGATCAAGAAGCGAGCGACCGAGTCAAACGTGATCGAGGGAGAGTTTGCAACCAAAGATTGAGTGAGCCCAATTGCTTCGCTCTACTCTATGCAATTGCATCCAATTGCCTGACCCTTTCCCTCTACTCACTCACTCACTCTATCGCTCGGTCCGTCGGTCCGTCGCTCACTCTACTCTATCCCTTTCCCTTTCCCTTTCACTCTACTCGATCTACTCTATCGCTCGGTCTATCGCTCCGTGATCCAGGATCCGTGCGTCGTTGGTTCCGTCCGTCCGTCCGTGGGTCGTAAATTCTTACTTGTTAGCTTAGTAGGTTAATAGCCTAGTAGCCTAATATATTGATTGACTTACTCAGTTAACCTGTTATTCTGTCCTTACCCCTAGCAATTACGCTAGGGCAATAAAGGAGTTCACATGAACACAAAAAATAAACAGTCAGCACAGACTAAAAAAGCAATTAGCCCTGCATTACAAGCACAGTTAGACGCTGTTAATGATATGTCAGTAAGTACTGGTGTAGGTATCTCAGCTACTCAACAGCTAACCTTTGGTGCTGACCTTGTAGCTGATAAGGATAACTACCCCCCACAAATAAAGCTAACAGCTAAGTTTGGCGCTGTGCTTATAGAGCGGGGTGCTACATCTTTCAGTATGACTGAATGTAATAGTATTATGCTTGAAGTAGAGAACGACAAGGATAGCCCTATCTATCAAAAAGAAGGACTTAGATGGCTTGATAGGTCAGGCGTAGCTTACGGTCAAGATGTAATAGAGATCAGTAGCGGGCATTATGGGGCTAGAATGATAGGTAAGGAAGTCTGGAAGTCTAAGAGATTAGGCTACGGTAAATCAGAAGCCTTTAGACTTGTCACTAGCTAACCACTAACTTAATCAACTAAAAGCCTAGCCTAATAAGCTAGGCTTTTTTCATGTCTACTCTATCCTTTAGAGCTACCCATTGAGCCTCTATTACACTACTCTACCCCTACCCTTGCCCTAACATACCCTAGCCCTAGCGTTGCCTGTACCCTTACCCTAGCCCTATCTAATTAACCCTAGCCCTTAGGTCTACCCATTGAACCCCTAACAAACACTAGCCCTCTACCTACCCTTACCCCAAGTAAAGCGGTATAAGTACCCCTATACCCCCCTTTTTAGCGCTAAATGGGACCCGACCGCCATCCCCCTGAACTTAGCCTCTCGGTTGCAACTACTTTACAAAAAAATATATTTTGCAAAAAAATTTTTTAGGATTATACTTCACAGATGAAATATGTTCCATGGAGCAAGCAATGCCGTTAAAAAAGGGTTCTTCCCAAAAAGCTGTTTCCTCAAATATTTCCAAACTGAGGGGAGAAGGCTATCCGCAGAAACAAGCCCTAGCGATTGCACTTTCTAGAGATGACGGGGGTTCCATTGACCGTATGGCTGAAATCGAGTCAGAAACATTTGATCCGCCAACCGAGGATCCTGGACTACAGTCCGTTGACCTTATTTCTTGGCTCTTGCCTGAACTAAAAGCACTTAAAGGTATCCCCGCCTTGGCAGGGTTTATCCAAAGAGGAAGAAAAGGAGGTTCAAGACTTGGTCCTGAGATTAAAAAAGGAATGTCTCAATTTTATAGGGAAACAAAAGGAGGTAGCCGTATGAATAAAGTTAGCCCCGAAACTATAGCTTGGTATCAAAAATATAAACCTCAGTTGATGGCAGCTGCTGCTCGTCAAAAACAAGCCTCCCGTCAAGGAGTTCATCGTGTCATAGAAAAGATGGAAGGTTTAGAATGAAATTAGCTCTTTTTCTAGGGGTGTGTCTTTTGGCACTAGGTGCTGCTTTTATGGGGTATTATTTAATAAGCGCAGCACAGATGGAAAAACTTGAGATAGAACTCCAAACCGCGATTAATAATCAAGCGGTGCTTGAAAGAACCATACAAGATCAAAATGAACAGATCATAAAAGCCCTTGAATCGGCAAAAAAGACCCAAGCCCAGATTCAAAACCTGAACACTCAGTATTCCGCAAGCCAAGCGCAAGTAACCAACCTAAGAAATAAATTTGCTAAACATAATCTCGAAGGCATGGCACTAACCAAACCGACGTTATTACAAGGCAAGATCAATAAAGCCACCGCCAGAGTAATGGTCAATCTAACTACAATCACTAATCCAGACCAATTTGATGAAAAAGCTGCTGATAATATCGCTACTACTAATTAACGGCTGTTCTTCGTTCTCTTTATTTGGAGACAGGAAACCAATGCAACCCCAAGTAAAGCCTGTGGAAGTGGTTACTGTGGCAAAAAGAGCTCCCATTTACCACCCCCCTCTGCCCGAACCGGTTGAATCGGCTCCAATTGAGTGGAGAATACTTTCTCCTGACGTAATGCAGGAATATTTAACCGCTATTGAGGCGGGCGAAGAACCAAGAGCAGCGTATTATGGGCTAACATCACAGGGTTATGAGAATTTAAGTATGACAATGGGCGAAATTACCCGATATATAGAACAAATTCTACATATTGTCGGTTATTATAAAGAGATTGATGAGGAAGAGTCCGCGACTAAGTAACCCCTTTCAAGCTTTAACCTCTTTACTTATTAACGAGTATTTTAAAAAGGACAGCGTTTAGCATATACTTCCAAGATGGCAGATCAAGAAAGACAATGGCAATTACTTCAGGTTGGTCCTGACGAAAGGGAGACGTTAGACTCACAAGTAGCTATTATTGAAATGCAAAGAGAAGCGATACGAGATGCGATACGAGAAAAAGGAGAACCCTTAACTGACGAAGAACTTAACAACATACGACAAAGTTATTCTCCCACCTACGGAAACACAGATTTAGATTATACAAAAGATCAAATGAGCTTCATCGATAAGAACTCAGGAATAACCCGTATGTATGAGGCTGTTCCTGGATTAGCTGACGGCGGTTCGCCAGATCAAGAATTTATAAATGACCGTATTGTTGAATTAATGATGGAAGAACCCCTTGGTAACGAAATGCGAGCAAGTAGTCCTGATGTGTTCCAAAAACAAGAGCAAGCGATAGAAAGTTTTCTTGGCGGCATAGGACAGTTTGCCGATGAAAAGAATATTCCCTTTCTCAAGGCATTAGCTGATCCTTCTTATACCAGAAATGTGGCTGAAAGTACCTCATTTGGAGCAGAAATGACTCCTGGATTGGGGGATATCCAAGCCCTTCGTGAAGGTAGCCGTATGATGGGCGATGATCAGCCGTTGATGGGTGCAGCACTAATGGCAGGTAGTATTTTTACAACGATGCCTGCAAATAAACTTAAAAAACTCTTAGAAAAGGCGCAACGGAAATTGGAAGACGATATTCCTCAAAGAATATATGATGCTAACAACTATATGCGACAAAGATCTAAAGCAGATCGGTTTCAAGGTCAGCGAATGATGAAAGAGGCGAATGATGAAAAAAGAAAACTTAAAAAAGAAATAGCTGAAATAGAAGACGCTTTAGTGAATCCTGAACTTCCTTTTGATGTTCCTCCGAAAACCCCTAAACAAGTCAGAAAAGAAAACCTCACAGGCATTGTCAACGCTAATGCCGAAACTAGAAAACTATATCAAGAAATTATAGATAGCTCTTCTACAATTAATACGACGAGACATAATAAAGTTGGAAAAGAAACTAGCGAACAACTTCGAGAGATTCAAAAAGGGGTGGATAACGCAGATTTAGAAGAAAGAAACGAAATTATTCGCTTATTAGCACGGTTTAAAAATAAAAAGCCTAAATGACCACAAATAGAGAGAAGCTCAGGGCTTTAAGAAATATCAACACCTCCTACTTGACTAAAGCGGAAGCCAAAGAGTTTACGGTTTTACTAGAAGAACTGGAAAAACGCGAATTTCAGGAAAAGTCCACCTCCACGTTCATGGATTTTGTCGTCACCATTTGGAAAGAGTTTATTTCGGGCGATCATCATGTAAAAATGGCAAAGGCGTTTGATGATATTGCTAACGGCAAATTAAACCGGCTTATTATTAATATGCCCCCCAGACACACAAAATCTGAATTTGCCTCCCATTTGTTCCCCGCTTATTTGTTGGGGAAGAATCCTAAGTTAAAAATCATAGAAGCAACGCATACATCTGACTTAGCGGTTAATTTTGGTCGTAAAGTCAGGGATTTAATTGACGGGGATGAATATCACGAGCTATTTCCTGATACCGAACTAAAATCCGATAGCCGTAGTGCGGGTAAATGGTTAACCAATAAAGGCGGGGAATATTACGCCGCAGGTATTGGCGGTGCCTTGGCTGGAAGGGGTGCGGATTTGTTCATTATTGATGATCCACATTCCGAGCAAGATGCGATGTCCGATAAAGCCATGGACGATGCGTATGAATGGTTTATGGGAGGTCCACGACAACGGTTACAACCAGGAGGTGCAATCGTCATTGTGATGACTCGTTGGTCTAAAAAAGACTTAACGGGAAGGTTGATTAAGAAAATGGCGCAAGATAAAGGCGCAGATCAGTGGCAAGTCATTGAATTTCCTGCTATTTTACCTTCAGGCAAGTCCCTTTGGAAAGAATTTTGGAAATTAGAAGAATTAGAAAGTATTAAAGCCTCAGTAAGTCCGTCCAAATGGGCAGCCCAATATATGCAAAGACCGACAGGAGAGGGTATTTCTATTATACCTAGGGATTGGTTTATGAATTGGGAAGAAGAAAAGCCACCCAAATGCGAATATTTAATACAAAGTTACGATACGGCGTTTTTGAAAAGTGAAAGAGCCGACTACACTGCTATTACTACATGGGGTGT